GATCTTTCAGTGGAACGATATGCCGGTGGGGTTTAAAAATAAATGGGTTGATTATATAGAAAGTGAGTTTGATAGGAGAGAGTTAGGGCATTGGTTTTATAATAAAGGAATACCTACATATATAACGGGATCACATTATATGTATCTTCAATGGACTAGTATTGATGTTGGATATCCAGATTTTAGAGAAGCCAATCGAATATTCTTTATTTACTGGGAAGCATGCAAGGCAGACAAGAGGTGTTTCGGATTAGACTATCTTAAGATAAGAAGGTCAGGTTTTTCTTTTATGGGCTCCTCAGAGTGTGTAAACACAGGAACTCTAGCAAAAGACGCAAGGGTTGGAATACTTTCGAAGACTGGATCAGATGCTAAGAAAATGTTTACCGATAAGGTTGTTCCTATCGCCAATAGACTTCCTTTCTTTTTTAAACCCATACAAGATGGTATGGATAAACCTAAAACAGAATTAGCTTTTAGAATACCAGCGTCTAAGATTACCAAAAAAAACATGTATGATACAGTTGCTGACGAACTATATGGCTTAGACACTACAATAGATTGGAAGAACACAGACGAAAACTCCTATGATGGTGAAAAGTTATTGCTATTAGTTCACGATGAAAGTGGTAAGTGGATAAAGCCTAACAATATATTAAATAATTGGAGGGTAACTAAGACCTGTTTAAGGTTAGGGAGTAAAATTATAGGCAAGTGCATGATGGGGTCTACTTCAAATGCATTAAGTAAAGGAGGGTCTAACTTTAAAAAGTTATTTGAAGACTCAGATATTTCAACACGAAACGCTAATGGTCAGACTAAAAGTGGAATGTATTCTTTGTTTATTCCGATGGAATGGAACATGGAAGGGTTTATTGATAAACATGGATGGCCTGTATTTCATGCGCCAGAGAAAAATATGCTAGGAGTCGATGATGAGATGATATCAAATGGTGCGATAGACTATTGGGAGGCCGAAGTGGAGTCTTTAAAAAACGATGCCGATGCATTAAATGAATTTTATAGACAGTTTCCAAGAACAGAGTCTCATGCTTTTAGAGATGAAAGTAAATCATCTTTATTTAACTTAACTAAAATATATCAACAGATAGATTATAATGATTCTTTGATATTGGAGCATCATGTAACTCAAGGTAAATTTTATTGGAAAAATGGTGTAAAAGACTCCGAAGTAATATTTACACCAAGCAACAAGGGAAGATTTAAGGTTTCATGGATGCCCAATAAAAACCTTACGAATATACATAGTGTTAAAAACGGAACTAAGTATCCACTTAATGAGCACATTGGAGCATTTGGATGTGACTCATATGATATATCAGGAACCGTAGGAGGAAGAGGATCTAATGGTGCGTTACATGGATTAACAAAATATAGTATGGAAGAGGCTCCAAGTAATGAGTTTTTTCTAGAGTATGTTGCTCGACCAGAAACTGCAGAGATGTTTTTTGAAGAGGTTCTTATGGCATGTATATTTTTTAGTATGCCCATTCTTATTGAGAACAATAAGCCAAGGCTTCTTTACCATTTTAAAAACAGAGGGTACAGAGGGTTTTGCATGAACAGACCGGACAAGCATTTTAATAAGCTATCTAAAACAGAAAAAGAATTAGGAGGTATACCTAATACTTCTGAAGATGTAAAGCAATCACACGCGGCAGCTATAGAATCTTATATAGAAAAACACATTGGCATAGACTTAGATAGTGTGGGGGAAGAAAGCAAGGGAATGGGTAGTATGTATTTTGTTAGAACATTAGAAGATTGGTCTAGGTTTGATATTACGAGTAGAACACAATATGATGCTAGTATCAGTTCGGGCCTAGCAATAATGGCAAATCAAAAATCCTTATATTTACCTGAGCAAAAACAGTCGAAAATAAGTCTTAACTTTGCTAGATATACTAATAGTGGAAATTATAGCGAATTAATTAAATGAAAGAAGTTAAAATAAATATTTCCTCTGTAGGATTTCCCAGTCAGTTTGCGTCAGACGCAGAAAAAAAAACTGAAGAATTTGGGCTACAGATAGGACAGGCAATTCAATACGAATGGTTTAGGAAAGATTCAGGTGGCTGTAGATACTATAGTCAGTGGAGAGACTTTAACAGATTGCGACTTTATGCTAGAGGAGAGCAGTCTGTAGCTAAATACAAAAACGAATTAGCTGTAGATGGAGATTTATCTTATTTAAACTTAGACTGGACTCCCGTTCCTATCCTTCCAAAATTTGTTGACGTTGTTGTTAACGGAATGGCGGAAAGAATATTTAAAGTAAAAGCATACGCTCAAGACGCATTGTCTCAGGCAAAAAGAAGTAAGTATCAAGAAATGATAGAAGGTCAGATGGCAGCAAAAGACCCCTTGATAACTTTACAAGAAGCAACGGGTGTAGATCCTTTTACTATGAATCCTGATGATTTGCCTTCATCGGACGAAGAGTTAAGCTTGTACATGAATCTTAATTACAAGCCCGCTATAGAAATAGCTGAAGAAGAAGCAATAGACACTATGTTTGCTGAAAACCATTATGAAGATATTCGCAAGAGAATAGATTATGATCAAATGGTGATTGGTGTAGGTATGTCGAAACATGAGTTCCTTCCAGGAGCAGGAGTAAAAGTTTCATATGTTGATCCTGCTAACGTGGTATACAGTTATACTGAAGATCCTCATTTTAAAGATTGTTTTTATTGGGGAGAGATTAAAACAGTAGCCATGACTGAATTGGTAAAGATTGATACCACTCTTTCAAAAGAAGACATGGAAAAGATTTCTAAGTATAGTCAGAGCTGGTATGATTATTATAATACAGCTCAGTATTATGAAAATGATATTTTTTATAGAGATACATGCACTTTAATGTATTTCAATTATAAGACAACAAAAAAAATAGTATATAAAAAGAAAATTTCTGATACAGGAGCAACAAAGATGATTGAAAAAGACGATTCTTTTAATCCTCCAGAAGAAATGCTTGAAGAAGGAAAGTTTGAAAAAATAGAAAAAACAATAGATGTCTGGTATGATGGAGTAATGGTTATGGGAACCGATATAATTTTAAAGTGGGAGTTGGCAGAAAACATGGTTAGACCTAAGTCTGCTTCTCAGCATGCAATACCTAATTATGTGGCTGTTGCTCCAAGGATGTACAAAGGAGTAATTGAATCTTTAGTTAGACGAATGATACCTTTTGCTGATCTTATTCAGATGACTCACTTAAAGTTACAGCAAGTAATTGCAAGGGTTGTTCCTGATGGAGTATACATTGATGCAGATGGATTAAATGAAGTAGACCTCGGTACGGGAGAAGCTTATAACCCAGAGGATGCGCTGCGTTTGTATTTTCAAACAGGTAGTGTAATTGGAAGAAGTTATACTCAAGAAGGAGAATACAATCAAGGTAAGGTCCCTATAAAAGAACTGACCTCAAACTCTGGAGCCTCTAAAACACAAATGTTAATTTCCAACTACAATCATTACTTAGACATGATACGGTCAGTAACAGGGTTAAATGAAGCTCGTGATGGATCATCGCCAAACTCTGATGCTTTGGTTGGAGTTCAAAAACTAGCAGCCTTAAGCTCTAATACAGCTACCCGCCATATATTAGACGGAGGTCTTTACATATATCGTACGTTAGCCGAAGCGCTAACATATAGGGTAGCTGATATTTTAGAGTACGCAGACTTTAAAGAAGACTTTATAAACAAAATAGGAAAGTATAATGTAAGTATTCTAGGAGAAATATCCGACTTGTATATCTATGACTTTGGTGTCTTTATAGAGCTATCTCCAGATGAAGAACAAAAAGCAATGTTAGAGCAAAACATTCAAATGGCTTTATCTAAAGGAGATATAAATTTAGAAGACGCAATAGATATTAGAGAAATAAAAAATCTTAAACTTGCCAATCAACTTCTAAAAGTAAAAAGAACTGCGAAAGAAGAAAAAGATGACCAGAAAGAAATGCAGAAACAAGCCATGGTATCGCAGCAACAATTAAAGTCTCAAGAAATGGCAGGGCAATTAGCAATGCAGACAATTAATTTAGAAACAGAGGCAAAGTTAAAGTACAAGCAAGGAGAGATGCAGATGGAAATGGAAAAAAACAAAATGGAAGCTCAATTAAAAGCGCAACTAATGCAACAAGAGTTTTCCTATAACATGCAGCTTCAAGGTATAACAGAGTCTCAGCTCTCAAATAGAGAAACGGCAAGAGAAGATGGAAAAAGTAATAGGATAAGCCAACAAAACACAGAACAGTCAAAGTTAATATCACAACGAAAAAATAACTTGCCACCTCAAAATTTTGAGTCGAATGAAGACTCGTTAGATGGTTTTGACCTTTCTGAGTTCAGTCCAAGATAGCAAAAAGCATATTGCTTTTTTGTGTAAATTTGTAATAAATCTAATCTAATCAAATGGAAATTAAAGTAAAAGAAGTAACAGATGTAGTTGAAAAGTCAAAACAAGAAATTGAAAATGACCTTTTAAAAAAACATGAAGAGTCTCAGGAAGGCAATAAAGAAGTTGTGCAAGAAAAAATTGTAGTGGCTGATTCAGAAGAACCTTCCGAAGATAAGAAAGTTGAAGAGGTTTCTGCAGTAGAAGAAACAGAACCTGAAACTAAAGACATAGCTTCTGAGTTAACAGAAGAGGAAGTTCTTTCATTTATTGGAAGTAGATGGGGTGAGTCGGTAAATTCTCTAGAAGAATTAAAAACACGTCGTGAAGAGGCAGAGCCTTTAGCGGAAGATGTTGCGGCTTTCCTTAAATACAAAAAAGAAACAGGACGAGGTATAGAAGATTTTGTAAAATTACAACGAGATTTTTCTGACATGAATCCTGATTCTTTGCTAAAAGAGTACTTAACCGTTACCGAAGAAGGTTTAGATCCAGAAGATATTGAGATGTTGATGGAGGACTATGATATTGATGAAGAAGAAATGGAACCGGGAGAAGTTAAAAAAATAAAATTAGCAAAGAAAAAAGTTATTGCTAAAGCAAAAAAGTTCTTTAGAGAACAGCAGGAATTATACAAACAGCCTCTTGAGTCAAGGGAAAGTTCAGCTACTGCTTCTGAAGAATTAACTGCTTATAAGCAATATGTAAATACCGCTAAGACCCATCAGGAGGAAGCTAGTCGCCAACGCGATTGGTTTATGAAGAAAACAGAAGAGGTATTTAGTAATGAATTTAAAGGTTTTAAGTTCAATCTAAATAACGAAGAAGTTTTATTTAACCCTGGGAGTTCAATGGATTTAAAAAAGGCCCAAGAAACACCTATGAATTTTGCAAAAAAATACTTAGATGAGAAAGGACTTTTAGTAGATCCGGAAGGATACCATAGGTCTCTAGCGATTGCAATGAATCCTGATAAGTTTGCTCAGTTTTTTTATGAGCAAGGACAATCAAATGCTACGGAGGATGTAATACGTAAGACTAAGAATATTAATATGACTGAGCGTACTGCACCTGAAGTTTCAACAAAAGGAGGATTTCAAGTTAAATCAATTTCTCAGCCTTCAAGTCGAGGGTTAAGAATTAAAAGTGTAAAACGAACTTAATATAAATTAAATATAACATTATGGCTGGACAAGTAAATATTGCCCCAACTTTCGCGTTGACTCCGAGTTCCGAAAGAACTCCGACAACTGAAAACTACATAACAAACTTTGACTTTTTAAATCAGTATCTTCCAGATACTTACGAGAAAGAATTTGAGCGTTATGGAAATAGAACAATCTCTTCTTTTCTACGTATGGTAGGAGCTGAGATGCCTACTAATTCTGACCTTATCAAATGGGCAGAACAAGGTAGATTACATACTAAATATACTGCAGTAGGAACTGCGGCCGTTGCTGGTACTGGTAACCCAACGTTTCAAGTAAACGATGTATTAGACCCAGTAACTTCTAATCAAGTGGTAAGAATTGGACAAACTGTTGCTATCGTGCAAAACGGAGGCGGTGGAATGAACAAAGCAGTAGTAACTGCGGTAAATAACGGTGGTGGAGCAAGAGGACAGTTTACTGTTGCTTGTTACGAAGCAGCTGGATTAATTGCTGCAGGAACAGGCGTAGGTAACTCAGATGTAACAATATTTATCTATGGATCTGAATTTAGAAAAGGAACTGCAGGAATGCAAGGTTCTCTTGAAGCTAATGACTTTATTTTTAGCAACAAGCCTATTATCTTAAAAGACACTTACACAGTATCTGGATCTGACATGGCTCAAATAGGATGGGTTGAGATTACTACTGAAGATGGTGGAACAGGATACTTATGGTATTTAAAATCTGAGCATGAAACAAGACTACGTTTTGATGACTACTTAGAAACATCAATGATTGAGGCTGTACCTGCTGAAACAGGATCAACTGCTGCAACAGCGGTAGGAGATGGCGGAGCTGCACCAAATGGTGGTGGTTCAGATGGTATTTTTTACGTTGTACAACAAAGAGGTAATGTATGGGACGGTGGAAACCCAACTGTACTAGCTGATTTTGATAATGTAATAAGTAGATTAGATAAGCAAGGAGCAATTGAAGAAAACGTTTTATTCGTTGATCGTCAGTTTGCTTTTGATATTGATGATATGTTAGCTGCACAAAACTCTTACGGAGCGGGTGGTACTTCATATGGTCTTTTTGATAATGACGAAGAGATGGCGTTAAACTTAGGTTTCACAGGATTTAGAAGAGGTTACGACTTCTACAAGTCTGACTGGAAATACCTAAATGACCCAACAATGAGAGGTGGACTTCCAACAGGAGCAGGATCAGGACGTGTGAACGGACTACTTGTACCAGCTGGATCAACTAGTGTTTACGACCAAGTACTTGGTAAAA